AACCGGCTCCGACGCTACGCTCGATGGGGGCTTCGCGTCTCCACCGGTTGCTCAACCCGCGCCCTACGGCGTAACAGAAACGGCTACGGCTCTAATCGCCGCTGGATGACAGTTCAGTGGCAGGTCAGTGGCGAACAAGATCTGCGAATATGCCATGCCTTCCTCCAATGCTGATGAAGGATTTTCGCACAGCCATATGCCAGGGGGATCGAATGCGGGTACTTCCGACCTCAAAGCCAGCAACCGCAACGTAGCGAGGACAGGACCGGCTAGATTTTATCCCCGTTAGAGCTATCGTAAGACATGCCGACCCGTCGACACTTCAATCCGAACATCGATGCTGCAATCGAGCGGCGTCTGAACAAACTTCGCCAGCTTCCTGCCAGGCTGGAGGCGGAACGGTTCATCGCCAGGAAGTTTGCTGAGGCGGGCAGACCGCTTCGACCAGATGTGGGATTTGAAGAGCGTGTGGGCAACAAGCCTTTTTCATCGAATGCCGATGAGCCAGAAAGGCAGCCGCCGCAAGGCAATCGTAGTGGGCGCAGCGATTGCCGCAGCCGTTTCAACAACTGTCTGGGCCATATTCGCGTGACAGCGTCTGTAAGCCTTGAGTTGTCTGGGATGGCTGTTGGCACCAAGAACTGCTCGCCGATAATCGCGCGCCGGTCTTTCAAAACGCCTCCAGAAAACCCGAAGCGGTTAAAACAGCACACCCATGGAGAGCATGACGGCGTTGGGGCCGGCCTTAACTTCATTCTTCTCGGTATCGATCTTGAGCACTTTCACGTCCACGCCGAATTCTAGCACTCCGCCCCGGGTGGCGATCTTCAGCCCCGTGCTGCCGGCAACCTTTCCTTCGGCCGGGGAGAGGCCAGCCTCGGCCGCCATCTTGGCGTAGAATGAGGCCGTGATCCCGCTGAAATCGAGGACGTCAATCTGGCCTTTGACGGTCGTCGAAATCTTGTTGGTGCCGTCGTCGTCTAGCATGCCCTCGACTTCGCCTGAGACCTTTGCGTTCTTCTCGCGGGTGAAGACGCTGAACTTGAGCAGGAACAACGTTGCAGTGGGCGTGTTGAACGGACTAAAGACCGGCGGTGGCATACTCAGCGTGCTGCCGGGAGCGATCTGCGTGCTGAGCTGCAGTTTTGGCGCCAGCGGCGGAGGCAGGATTGGCGTATTGGGGAAGGGCGGGAGGCTGAGGTTCAGCGGCGGCCACGGCAGCACCGGTCTCGGCGGCGGCGGCCAGAGAGGCAGCTGAAAGAAGTTGATCTTGGACCAGTCGATCGGTGGCACCTGCAGCTTCGGATTGATTCCGGGCGGCGGTGTCGGACCCAGTGTCAGTCTCGGTACCGGTATCCTCGACCTCTGCTGAAGGCTGCTGAGCGCCGACCGCTTCAGCACGGCGGTCGACACGAGGAAGGTCTTCGTCTGGAAGAGCTTCGCCATTGTCCGTTCGCCGACCTTGCCATCCGCGACAAGACCGTGAAATGTTTGGAAGTTCTTGACGCGAGTATCTGTTGCCCAGCCGAAGCTGCCGTCGACTGCGATTTTCGGTCCCTTGCCGATATGATAGTTGAGCGCCTCTTGGACGAGCTCGACTTGGGGGCCGCGATCTCCCACCTTCAGCGATGGCATCCCATCCTCCAAATGGCCCACATCTGACAGCAGCGTTGAGAAAATCACAGAGGCCCGAGGTAAGCAACGGGACGTCTCGAAAACCTCCCAATTTCGACCACTTTGTGACTCACTCCGTGGGTGATTTGCACGTAGGGATGCAGGGGCAGGTGGCGTTCACCAAGCAATTCACCAAAGCCGGATCGGCTCACATGGGCGGGCAGATTGTCGACGCGAGCGCAGTACCGATGCCGGGCGAACAGCGTAAAGCTCGCGGGCGCTTAGGTCGGTTGTTCCCGTTTATGAAATCGTTAGCGCGTGGCGAGGAGCGGTCTGGCGAGCAGGTTGCGGACATTTGAGACCTGCCATCGGCCACCACGTGCGGTTCGGACACCGCGGTTGTTTAGGGCTACGGCGATGCCGCGAAGGCTGGTAACACCGGATGCCTTGAGCGTCTCAATCACGGGCGTGATGGTTTGAGCGAACCTGTCGGCCTCGCGAATCGAAACCACACGGCCTTTGGCGGCGGCCTCCGCGCCGTTCGTGGGGTTACCGAGCTTCACACCGGAGCCTTTCCGTGAAGATAGCGCATCCCTGGTCCGCTCCGAAATCAGGCGGCGCTCCTTCTCGGCGAGCGCGGCATAGAGGTGGAGCATGAAGGGATCTGCATCGGCACCGAGTTCGGCGACGATAAACGGGACACGGCTTGCCATCAGACCTGAGATGAACGCGACATCGCGTGACAGCCGATCGAGCTTGGCCACCACCACGGGGCACTTCTGCTGCCGGGCGAGAGCAAGGGCGGCTGCCAACTGAGGGCGCCGGTCGAGAGCATCCGCACCCTTGCCGGTCTCGATCTCGATCAGTTCGTCGAGGAGCGTCATCCCTTCGGCCTCGGCAAAGCGGGAGACGGCTGCCCGCTGCGCCTCGATGCCGAGCCCGGAGCGACCCTGGCGCTGGGTCGAGACACGATAGTAAGCGATTGCGCACTGCACCATGGAAAACCTCGGGGTGTTCAAACTGCAAACCACCGTTTGCAGTGTGCTCACAAGCCCGACACTAGCAAGTCAAAGCTGAGAAGTGTTGCCTCGCGCCGCGGAGATCTGGGCATCCAGCCGCTTGATCTCGGCATCCAGTTGCTCGTCGCTCCATGTGGTGAGATCGATCGCGGGCGCAGTGACCTCGTGTACCGATGTCTCCTTCCAGCGGGCACGCGTCTTCAGCCAGAAGATGGCAGCCGTTACTGACTCGCGACCTTCGCCCGTGGCCTTACGGAACAGGCTTTCCGCCACCCGGGCATTGGCTTTGATCTGGCCGCCGGCCAGTTCGTCGGCATAATCCCGCAGCAGAGAGGCTTCATCTGTGCCGAGGACGATCGCGATGTCGGCTGCTGGAATGCCATAGCCGGCAAGTGCCTCAACCTTTGGGCTGAATGGCTTGTCGGTGATGACGTCGGGCTCGGTCGACCGTGCGCTGCTCATTCTGGTGCAACCCCATCGCCAAGGGACAGGGGAACCGCAGCCCTGGCGAGCGGAGCGATGATGGTCCGCCTGATCTCGGTAATCGGACCGGTGGCAACGATCTCGTGCTCGTGAAGCGATATCTCCCTCCAGCGTGCACGCGCCTTCATCCAGAAGATCGCCGCGGTGACCGACTCCCGGCCGTCGCCGGTGGCTTTCCGGAACAGGTTCTCTGCGACCTTGGCGTTGGCCTTGGTGTGCCCGAAGTCGAGTTCATGCCGATAGTACTTGCGGAGCGTCTTGGCATCGATCCCGACCAGTCCGGCAATGTCTGCTTCCGGTACCCCATAGCCGGCCAGTGCCTCGACCTGACGACGAAGCATCTCGTCGGGCTGATGTGCAGGGCGGCCCATGATCAGAGTCGCCCCGACAAAAGCCGCCGCTCAAGTCTGCGGGCGCGATCCTGGGCGTCGCGCTCCCGGGCAGCCTCGATGCCGACGAACAGCCTGCGGATCAGATAGGAGCGCAGCAACGACACGGCGGTGAACAGGAGCGCGATGATGCTATTCTGGGCAATGGTCGTGGTGATGCCGAGCAGCGGATAGGCGCCGAGCTGCACCATGATCGCCAGCAGGAAGCCGGCAATGACATTGGCCAGCGCTTCGGCCAGCGACGAGACGCGGCCTTGGCAGGGGTAGGGCGGTGAGGTGAGGGAAGTGGTCATGGCTTGCCCTCCCGATCCTCGGCGTTGTGATTCTGGCGCGACTCCCGGACGGCACCAAATCCGCGGCCATCTCCCTCCAGGACCGCCTCTTGTCCGGTGTGTGCATGGCGGTGACAAATTAGGCCATGGAGCGCCGCCTTGATGGCTGCGCGGGCGGAGTAAAAGCCGTCCATTGGCTAGGCTTGTCCCTTTGGGGATTGGCCGGGAATGTTTGCCGTGGAAGTCT